ATAAGTTTACTTTAAACATTATGTTCAAAACTTTTTTCAATACATATGTTCGTCAGGGTCGTAGTTTGGTTGGTGCTCGTAATACTGCGAGAGACTTTGCACAATATTTTTCAAACGCATTAGATAAAGAGATTGATAAGAAAAAGATGAAGGCGACAAAAGATAAATACTTAGAGCTTAAGAACAAAGGTCTCAAATTTATATCTGACAATCAACAGGCAATATACATGACTGTTGCATCTTATATGAATTTACAGGCTGCGAAAAATTTTATGATTCGTAAGTTGCAAAAGGTAAATACATTTGGAACTTTCTTAAGAACACCAGATGGTTATCGTGTGACAGCTCCAGAAGGATTTGTTGCAATTCGATCAGGTCAAGCTCTTAAACTTGTTGATCGTTTAGAGTTCAGTCGTGCAAACTTTACAGCAGATAAAAACTGGGAGAAAGGTAATCCCATGCCAGTTCCGAAAATATGAAGAGTTTTACATCGTTTATAACTGAAGCAATATCTGCTCAGTCAATTCCTAAACCTCCTAATGACAATGAGGCGGATATGACTGTGGCTTTTGGTCGTTTTAATCCACCTACCACTGGACATGAAAGACTTATGAATAAAGTCAAACAGGTTGCTGGTAAAGGTAATTATGAAATTTATCCATCACGTTCAAATGATCCAAAGAAAAATCCTTTAGATCCTGAGACAAAGATTGGATATATGCAACAGATGTTTCCAAATCATGCAAAACATATTGTTAATAATCCAAATGCAAAAACAATATTTGATGCTTTGAAAGGTGCGAATGAAAGGGGTGCGAAGTCTGTAAATATTGTAGTCGGTCAGGATCGTCAAGCTGAGTTTCAGAATCTAGCAAACAAATACAATAATAAACTTTATAAATTTGATCGTATTAATGTGATATCTGCTGGAGATCGTGATCCAGATGGAGAAGGTGTAAGTGCCATGTCCGCATCTAAATTAAGAAAAGCAGCTGCGGATGATGACTATGATACATTTAGAACTGGTATTCCACAGAGTTTAAAAGACGACAAGGCGAGAGAGTTATATGCTGCGATACAGAAAGGAATGCAGTTACCAAATAAGAAACAACAGAATGAAACATGGAGAATCGCTCCTAAGTTTGATTGGAAAAATCTTCGTGAGAATTATATGAACGGTAACATATTCCGTGTTGGTGATATTGTTGAGAATGATAATACTGGTTTGATTGGTAAGATTATCCGCACAGGTGCAAATCATATCATCGCAGTCACTGAGGAGAATATAATGTTCAAATCATGGATCAAAGACATCACTGAGAAGTTCACTGAAATATCTGGTGTGCCTGCAAATCAAAGAGAAGTTGGAACAGATGCTTTGAGACAATACACTCAAAGATTATCACATAATCCAATCATCATTAATTTTATAAATAAATCTAGAAAGAAACGTGTAAAGAGTAATGCTTAGTCAAAAAATACAAGATGACTTGATGAGTGCGTATCAAAAAGTCTACGAAGAGAAGAGAGGTCATGCTGCTGGTGCTTCTGATATTGAGAAACAAGCATCTCAGTTAGCGTCTGATGTCAGATATAAAGCAAGAGGAAAGGCAAAGCCTGGTGCAAGTAAAGAGGAGTTGAGAAAATTATTCTTATCAATACTTGGTTCATCACCAGCACCAGCGGCTGTCAAGTCAATGGCAAAACAAAAACTTTTAGGCGAAGAAGTTGTTGCAGAGATGAGTACGAAAGAAGCTCTTGCTAAGAAGATGAAACAAAAGAAAGTAAATACCATGATTAGAAAAGAAGCACAACAGGATGCAAAAGCAGAAAAGAAATTAGCAACTGCTATGATGGGTGAGGGAAGTGCGTATGGTATTACTAAGGGTGATGGTATGAGTTTTCCAGAGAGATTGAAAGCAAAGGCAAAGAAAAAGAAAGAGAAAATGAAAATGGAAGAAGAGAAGAAAACTCTTCCCACAACAAAGATGTATCGTAAGGCTGGTAATCTAAGTCGTATGGCTCTTAGTAAAGGACTTGATAGTAAAGAGGGTGGTAAGGCACAAAAGAGATCAGAAAAAATTGTTAGCACTATATCTACTGCAAAGGAGAAAGAAAGATTTGATAAAATGACAACTCCAAAAGCACAACTCAGAAATGAGGAAGTGATTGATGAAATGTCTTGTCCATCTCCAACAGTTAAACCCACAAAAGATAAAAATCCAAAGGACATGTCTAAGAAAGTAGGACAGAAAGCTCCTGTAGATTATCGTACATTGGCTCAGTCACATGTTCCTGTTGGTAACATCTTTAATGAAAAGATGGATCCCGTAGGAAAGGAAGACAAAGATATCGATAATGACGGTGATCATGATTCAACAGATAAGTATCTACTTAACAGACGTAAGGCAGTAAGTAAAGCTATTGCGAAGAAACGTGGTAAAGTAAAGGAAGGTTTCTCTGCATGGAGAATCGATCTAGATTTTAACGAACAAGTAAAAAAGTAAAGGGGGGACTGGTCTCCCCCAAGTCCCCAAACTGCATAGTCATGCCTGATAAAGATGGGGATGAAGGTAAGTCAACTAAGTCTGTTGTCAATAAAAAACAGAAACAGATGATGGGTGAGGAGGGGTATGATATTGCCAGAGATATGGGAAGAGTAAGACCATCTAAGGATAAAAAAGATGCGACTACAATGCCACCAAGTAAAGAAATGAAAAAGACACAGAAGGTAAACAAAGGGCCTTCTGCGTTTGAACGTGTGAAAGCCAAGTATGGCAAGTCTGTCATGAAAGTAGAGGAACTCGACTTATCAAAAGTCGCAGAGGCTTTTGGTGGTTATCTTATTGAGCAAGAACCACCAACTTATCAAGATTTGATGAATCAGCAAAAAAATAATGCTGAAGATCTAAGAAAAAAATTACAAAATAAAAAAAGTAGTGGTAAATCTGATAAAGAACTTCTTAATACAAAGAGATTTGATCCCTCTGGTTATATAAACATGGTGAGAGCCATTGGAGGTGGAAAGAAAGGAGCAGCACTTGATAAAGAAATATTAGCAAGAAGAGCAGCAAAAGAAAGAGAACAACAATTTATTAAAAGACAAACACAACCTCAACCAGATACAAAAGAAATTGGGGATACTCAATCAAGACAAACTTTGTCTCCAAAGGGTCAAAAGAGATTAGCTAAAATATCAAAACAGAGTAAAATTACAGATACAACTGTTAGTGATTTTAAGAAAAAATTACAAGATTTAATGAAAGTAGACACTGAAGGTAGTAATGCAGATAAAGGTGGAGCTAGAAGAAGAGCTGAAAGAGATCCAGAGATTGCATTGATGACGCCTGGCCAAAAAGAAAGAAACATAAGACGAATTAAAAAAGACATAGATGATAGAAATCCTACAATACAAACTCAAGTAGGCCCAGTTCCTTATCGAAATAGAAGAGTACCTAAAACAAGAACTCTTGTTCCTCAATATGATAGAACTCCAGAGATAATGAAACCTGATACCGATGAGTTATTGAAGTTTAAGGATTTTAGAAAAAAAACAAAGACAACCACTGCTGAACTAGACAAGAATCAAGAGTTCAAAGCGCCTCCAATACCACAATCCCAACCAGAAGGAGGTGGTGGAGACGGCAAAGGAAAAGGTCGCAAGAAAACTGCCACAGGTGGATTTGATGGTTCTAGAGCATTTAATTCAATTAAACAATTTGCTAAGGATAATCCCGCTGCTTCTCTTGCAGCTTACGATATGGGAAAGGGAATTCTAGGAAAAATTAAAAAATACAGTAAAGCAGCAATAAAGTCATTGAACGTACAAAAATCAACTAAAACAGGAAGAATATCAGCAGGCACATAAGTCGTATATATAGTATTAGTGTATTTTACAGAAAAATGTTGTCATTTTTATTACCTTTCGCATCGAAGATTGTTTCCGATGCAGTGAAAAAGATCCCTGATGATGCAGAATTAGGAGAAAAACTAGTTGAAATTTGTATCGTAGTATTAGAGAAAGCGGTTAAGTTAACCAAAACAACTGCTGACGATAAATTACTTGAGACTGTCAAAGCCGCACTAGTAACTAGAGATTAGTTTTTATAAATATCTCTAGACAAAGAAATTTATTGGGAAATTAAGATGGCTTCATGGAGTAATACTGATGCAGTGACAGGTCTCGCAACAGCAAGATATACTGTTGCAGCAAACGCTGCTGCTGATGGAACCGTAACTGTAACAGGAACTGGAAGTTCTTTTGGTATTGATGGATCGGCTGGTGTCGGTGACATCATTAGATTTGGTGCTGCTGATAGAAGCAGAACAATCAACGTTGGTACTGGTCATACATACTTTGGAGATGCAGTTATTGTTGCAGTTGCAAGTAGTGAGTCAATCACTATCGGATCAAGTGCTGGTTTAAGTCAAGTTGGATTTACAACAAGTGCAAGATTTAGTCGATTACCAAAATCAAGTGTTAAGGATCAGTTATTCTCTGAATTGAAGACTGATGCTGACCGTGTGGTTTATGGTATCTCAACCACAACTGGTGGTTCGTATCATGTGCCTCATCAAGGATGGGTCGGTGTTACAACTTATCTTGACATGCACGGAACTCTTAGAGTTAAGAGTGAAGTATTAGTTGCAATGTCAGGTATTGACACTAACAAATCAACAATTGGTAATACTCCATCTCTCGCATACCCTACAGTTGATAAAAACTCATAATTAACATGTGATTTAGAATATGAGATTTGATGAATTGAATGAAGATAACTACATGATGTTTGCAATTAAACATTATGACAATCCACAAGCAGTAACTCAAGAGGACTTTTACGAAGATCTCAAAAAGTTTAAATATATAAAGAGGCTTCTGAAAAGATATCAGAAGTCTGGTGAGTTGAAGTCTCATCTTTTATTAAATCATTTCATATGTTTGTATAATGTCTTTGATGACGCTGCGACTCCGCTTCTATTTTTTAAAATAGATCAGGATCTATGGTCTGTTCTTAAAACATTTTTAATTTTTTTAGGAAGAATACCAGAGTATCCAAAGACAGCGATTCATGATGTCCCTATAGATGTAACTTGTCTAGGAATACTCAATAAAGTCTAATGAAAGACGATAGACTAGATAGAATATGTCAAATGGTAAGGACTTTGAAAGAGAGTCCTACCATGTCTGTTGGTGCTGGCGGATATACAGGCGCAGCAGACCCAAAAGGCCCTGTCGCAGGGTACGATCCAGTATTAGGTAAAGTAGATAGACGTAATAAAAAACAAAAGAATTATCCAAAAGAGTATGTTCAGATGTTTCGAGATGCCAAGAAAGGCAATCGACTGAAGAGTGTGTTAAAGTGATGGAAGATAATACGAATGTAAACGCAGCAATATTAGAAAGACTCGAAAAAGTTGTTGAATCTTTACAAGACAACTCTGTCAAGATGGGTCAACTTCTTGCTGTTCATAATGAGAAGTTAGATAAACAAGATCGTATTGATGCAGTCTTATTTGAGAAGATCGAACAGGTAGATGCAAAGTTAGATCGTCATGCAACAGATATTAAGAAAGGATGTGAGAGAGATATTATGCTCGTGGATAATCGTTTAAGAACAATCGAAAAGAAAATGTGGACAATCGCTGGTGCATTGACAGTAATTAGTTTCATTGTATCACCAATTGGCCAAAGATTTTTAAGAGGTGCGTTGACACAACCAACACAATCAAGTAATATAGAAACAGTTGAACCATTAATAATTGAGTTATCTTGATGACAAGTATCTTGGATTGATCTCTCCACGACTGGAGAAGTTCAAAAAGATCAGAGCAGGGGTATATAATTTTAGATGTCCTTACTGTGGAGACTCACAGAAACATAAGAACAAAGCAAGAGGATACATATATCAAAACAAAGCAGACTATAATTTTAAGTGTCATAACTGTGGCATGACTCGTTCGTTTACTTATTTTTTGAAGGATCGAGATCAACCTTTGTATGATGAATACATCATGGAGAGGTACAAAGAAGGACTCACAGGCAAAGGAACTGTTACACCTGAACCAAAATTTACATTTCCTCAACCTAAGTTCCGAAAGAAAGATATATGCGATGAACTCACAAAAATCTCAGAACTAAATACTACACACCGAGCGAAAAAGTATCTCATCAATCGTGGTATAAACGAAGACACTCTTAGTAAACTCTACTACTGTCCTAATTTTAAAGAGTGGACAAACAAGCATAAGAAGATCTTCGATAATACTAATCACGATGATCAGAGAATCATCATCCCTCTTCGACACTCAGATGGCCAACTCTTTGGTTATCAGGGTAGGTCACTTGACCCTACATCGAAGATGAGGTATATTACTGTGATGTTAGATGAAGATGCACCTAAACTTTATGGGCTGGAAAAGATCAATACCCAAAAACCTATCTATATCCTCGAAGGGCCTTTCGATTCCCTCTTCGTGGAAAACTCGATTGCTATGTGCGGCTCCGATATTGATATTAGGTCGTTTGGTTGGAGCGATTATATTTGGGTTTTTGATAACGAACCTCGCAACAGAGAGATCGTCAGTCGAATCGAACGATGCATCAATCGTGGAGACAAAGTAGTAATTTGGCCATCACACATACAGGAGAAAGACGTAAATGAAATGATTCTTGCAAAATA